CTGCTTCGAAGGTCACCCCTTGGGCCTTCAACCATCGTCTGAACTCGCTGAACTTCATCACCTCGCCTCGTTGTTTGGATGAGTCCAGTATACAACAGTTTTGTGGTGATACAACATATTTGTGGTATTTAAGAGGCCCTTTTTAGGCCCACGGATACCAGGTTTCAAGTTTTCAGCCCCGCCACACCCATTGCCCCGAGCTGGGAGTGCGCGCCGGGGCTGATCTATTCGCCGCTGCTCCCCAGCGTTTGGCCGCTCACACCGGCCCTTTTCTTCAATCATGCACAGCCGGAGTCGAGCGCATGGAGTACCTACAGCGCCTGCTCGACAAGATCGACAGGTTCGAGTTGTTTATTGCGGGCCTCATTGGTGCCGTTGTCGCGAGCTGGTGGCACAAGGACGACTTGTCCGACTGGCGTGCCTGGATGGTGTTCTTGATAACCGGGGTGGCCTGCTCGCTGTACCTGACGAGTATGGTCAGCGCCTACCTGAACGTCACCGAGCCAAAGATCGTTGCCGGTATCGGCTTCCTGCTGGGCACCTTCGGCGGTTCACTTCTGGCCGCCATCAACCGAGCAATCAAAGCCGCTGACCTCTGGGCGCTTATCCGCCAGCGGTTCGGGGGAGGCAATCCACCATGAATCTTGAACTGATCAACTCCATCGCCTGCGGCCTGATCGCATTGTGGGCGACCTGGTGTGTCCTCAGTGGTCGGGTGCGAGACGGCATCCTCGGCAAGCTGATCTATTCGACGGTCGCCATCAGCGGGTTCGTTGTGATGACCCGCAGTCAGAACGTCTTCTTCGGTCCAACCACCGCGGGCCTGACGCTGCACATGGCCCTGGCCCTCGCAGGACTGCGCCACATCTTCATGGTCATCTGGTGGGCAAGGGTGAGAGCCTGGCTGTGCCGGACGATGCATTGTGAGGACTGCATGGGCTGCGACAAGAAACAGTAATCCGCGACACGTTTCGCGAATCAGCAAATTGTGTCGCGACACTGGAGGCAAGCATGGGCGATAAATCAGGCGAGCACGTGCACTGGGCTCACGATGGCCGAGGGCAACGCGAAGTGTTTGTGGACGGTGAGCGTATTGGCTGTGTGACCTACTGCGACACGAAGGACGGCATAGCTGTAGTGGCCGATATGCCTTTGCGCAGTAGTGACGGCAAGCACATCGACTACCGCCCTGTATGGGGCGAGATCAGGGTGGTTCCAATTGACCAGGCCAAAACCTCCAGCAGCACTGCTTGAGTTATCCGAACTGTCCGACTTCGGTATCCGCCTTACCCCAGCGCCTGAGGTGTGGGACTGGCTACAGGCCGAGATTCTTGCCGACACCGGCAGCATCCACAACCCAGACCATGCCCACCTACTGGATGCAGACATCCAGGTGATGTGGGCATCGTCGAGCTTCAACAAGCAGGGACGCACAGTCCTGGGGCAGGCCGAGCAGGTAGCGTTCCGTGCTGGTGGTTGGCAGAAGGCCAGGATGGAACAGCAGATGCGAGATTGGTTCGGCGATGTGCCGGCCTACATCATCACCTTGGCCGCCGATTACTGCGCTCAGTGCAGCGATACCGATTTCTGTGCCCTGGTTGAGCATGAGCTCTACCACATCGCTCAGGCGAAGGATGGATACGGCCAGCCCAAGTTCACCCAGGAAGGACTGCCAAAGCTTGAGATGCGCGGACACGACGTTGAGGAGTTCGTCGGTGTGGTCCGCCGCTATGGTGCGAGCCCTGATGTCCAGGTGCTGGTGGACGCTGCAAATAGTCCTGCCGAGGTGGGAAAACTCAACGTATCGAGGGCCTGCGGAACCTGTCTGCTCAAGTTGGCCTGAGGATAGACAGCAATAGACGGAACCCAACCCTATGGCAGCCCTGAGCAGCGAGGTGAAGGCCTTCATCGTTCAGGCGTTGGCCTGCTTCGATACACCCTCACAGGTGGCAGAGGCCGTCAAGCGTGAATTCAACGTCGAAGTGAGCCGCCAGCAGGTGGAATCGCACGACCCTACCAAGCGATGCAGCAAGACCCTCGCCAAGCGCTGGGTGGAGATGTTTCACGATGCTCGCAAGCGGTTCAGGGAGGAGACGGTAGACATCCCGATCGCTAATCGCGCCTATCGACTGCGCGCCATGAGCAGGTACGTGGAGAAGGCAGAGTCGATGAAAAACATCGGTCTTGCAATGCAGATCCTCGAGCAGGCGGCGAAGGAAGTCGGGGATGCCTACGTCAATCGCCGTGTAGAGCCAGACAAGTCGCTGGACGATGAGATAAAGCGACTGAACATCCAGAAGCTACAGCGCGAACTGGAAGACCCGAATAAGGGCCTGCCCGAGCCCAAGCAAGTAATCATCGGGGTAGAAGATGCAAGCGACCCTGAAGCTCAATAGGCCGCAGTTCGAGTTCATCAGTCACCCCAAGAAGTTTTCAGCGTTCGTCGGCGGCTACCGTAGCGGCAAGACGTTCGTGGGCTGCGTGCGGCTCTGCATCAACGCACTGGAGAATCCAGGCATACCGCAGGGCTACTTCGCTCCGACCTACCCGCAGATCGCCGACATCTTCTACGACACCATGCCGGTGGTTGCTGAGGCTTTCGGCCTGTTCGCCGACATCGTGCCGAGCAAGAAGCGCGTGTACCTGCGCGACAACCGCGGCCGGTGCCTATCGACGATCGTCTGCAAGAGCATGGAGCACCCGCACCGTATTGTGGGCTTCAACATCGCTCATGCCCTGGTCGACGAAATCGACTGTATGCCGATCAAGAAGGCCGACAGCGCCTGGAAGAAGATCATTGCGCGGATGTCCACGGTGTGGCCTGGCCGCGACATGAACACCATCGACGTCACCACGACGCCGGAGGGCTTCAACTGGGTGTATCGCAAGTTCGTCAAGGAGCTTGCTTCCAATCCGAGCCAGCGCCCGCTGTACGGCATCGTGCACGCCTCCACGCGGCAGAACGCCAAGAATCTGCCAAAGGACTACATCAAGTCGCTGCGCGAGTCCTACCCGGCGAACCTGGTGGACGCGTACATCGACGGCCTGTTCGTCAACCTGACGTCCGGCAGCGTGTACCCGAGCTTCTGCCGCAAGCAGAACCACACCGACGCAACGATTCGCCCGGGCGAGCAGCTGCACATCGGCATGGACTTCAACATCAACCGGATGGCGGCAACGATCCACGTCATTCGTGAAGGCCTTCCCATGCTGCTGGAAGAGGCCACAAGCCTATTCGATACGCCGGCGATGATCGTCGAGCTGAAGCGCCGGTTCCCAGGGCACAGCATCACGGTCTACCCGGACGCCAGCGGCAAGAACCGCAAGAGCGTGAACGGCAGCGAGTCAGACCACAGCTTGCTCCGCGCCGCCGGCTTCATGGTCATGGTCAACCCGTCCAACCCCATGGTCCGCGACCGGGTGCTGGCCGTGAATGCCATGTTTCTCAACATCGACCAGAAGCGCCGCTACCTGGTGAACACCGACAACTGCCCGGTCACCACCCAGGTGCTGGAGCAGCAGGCCTACGACGAGAAAGGCGAACCAAACAAGGACGGCACTGAAGACCCGGTCGACGCACTCGGCTACTTCATTGTCCAGCGCTTCCCGATTGCGGGCAGCTACACACTCGCGAACGTGAGCGAACAATGAGCGCATTCACTTACCTGAAAGACAGCCTGCAGAACCTGGTCGCAGGACTGGGTACTGCGCGCGACAAGGCTTCACACTCGCACTATGCGCCCCCAGAAATGGACGACCAGCAGCTGCTGAACGCCTTCCGTGGCTCCTGGACGGCCCAGAAGGGCGTGACCATCCCGGCGGTGGACGCCTGCCGCAACTGGCGCAACTGGCAAGCTGACAAAGCCCAGATCGAGCTGATCGAAGCGGAAGAGGAGCGCCTGAACGTCAAGGGCAAGACTCTGGAGGCTCTATTGAAGGCCCGCCTGTTCGGTGGCGCGGCTGTGTTCATCGGCACCGGTGAGCGCGACACGGCCTCAGTGCTAAAGCCTGATCGCGTGGGGAAGGGTGGAATCAAGTACCTGACCGTCATGACTCGGCGCCAACTGAGCCCAACCGAGATCGAGCAGGACCCCCAAAGCGAACGCTTCGGCAAGCCCAAGGCCTACCGCCTCCCTGGCAGCGAGGTCGAGATTCATCCGTCCCGCCTGGTCATCTTCATTGGCGCGCCGCATCCAGACCCTGAGCTGGCGCTGGGTTGCGGTTTCGGCTGGGGTGACTCGGTGCTGCTGGCTGCCATGCCCGCGGTACGTCACTACGACGAGACAGTCGCCAACGTAGTGAGCCTGGTCTATGAGGCCAAGATCGATGTGATCAACATCCCCAACCTCATGTCCAGCATGCAGGACAAGAACTATGAGCGGCAGTTGCTGGAGCGCCTGCGCCTGGCAGCAACCGCCAAAGGCATCAACGGGACGCTGATCCTCGATGGCCTGGAGACACACAGTTCCAAGTCGGCCAGTTTCAGCACGCTACCCGAGGTAATCGCCAAGACTGAGCAGGGCGTGGCGGGGGCGTTCGATATCCCCGGCACGCGCATGTTCGGCCAGTCCTCCACGGGCCTGGGCGCCAACGGCGAAGAGAACACCCGCAACTACTACGACAACGTCGCCTCACGCCAGAAGCTTGAGATCAAGCCGGCCATGAGCCTGTTGGACGAGTGCCTGATCCGATCCTCCCTGGGCAGTCGGCCGAAGGAAGTCCACTACGTCTGGGCGCCACTGTGGCAGGCCACGGCGAAGGAAAGGGCCGACATCGGCAAGACCACGGCAGACACCATCAAGGCTCTCAAGGATTCGGGTCTGTTCCCTGAAGAGGCCCTCTCGGCTACCGCAGTTAACCTGCTGGTGGAGCTGAGCGTCCGCGACACGGGCATCGGCATCGGCCTTGCCGACCAAGCCCGGCTGTTCAGTGCCTTCGCC